CTGTTTCACGTGAAGCCTCCCCCTAGAAGGGGAGGTCCACGAGTTCGTCGTCCGCCGGGATCGGGAAGCCGTCCGTGCTGAGGCGGCGGACCTCAGCCTGGTGGTAGTGCTGGTCGTACCAGATGTGCGCGGCGGCCTGCGACGCCGCCAGGTAGGCATCGAGCACCTCGCGCGGTGGCCGACAGCCGGCGTCGCAGTAGCCGAGGGCCTGCGACATCGGCCCGACCGGCTCGCGGCCACCCCAGTCGGCCCACTGCGAGCAGCCGCCCTCCGAGTGCAGGGCGAACAGGTGGGCGACCCCCTGGACGCACGTGTAGACACGGTAGGTGGCCCCGCACTGCCAGCACTGGCCGTGCGGGTACTCGCGCTGCATGGCCTGCTGGAAGGCCTCCTCGCAGGCCTCGCAGATGGCGCTGGTGCCGTCGTCGACGAGGATGTCCGCCACGTTGCCGCAGCGGTAGCAGGTGGTCGGTGGGTACTGCATCAGTAGCCACCGCCCTCGTCGCGGTCGGCGCAGGCGTCGCACTGGTAGTGGCGCGCCACGTCGGCCGGCGTCAGCCGATTGGGCTGACGGCAGGTCGGGCAGGGCAGGTTGCGCGGATTGCGCTTGCTGCTGGCCCGCAGGGCGGAGCGTCCGCCCGGATCCTGAAACTCGGAGCGGTCGTCGTCGTCGTACACGTGGATCTCCTTCTTCCCCTAGCCGGGGCGTCCACCGCTGCGACACTCAGCGGGGGATGTCAGGGCTAGCGAACGACGGTCTGGCGCTGGCGACGCGCGTGGCAGAGCGCGGCGACGTAGTCGTAGGACTCGCCCGCCGGCTGCGCCTCGCGGCCCTCGCGCCAGACGATGCGGCCGTTGACCTTGATCACGGCGGCACCGCCCAGGGCGACCACCGCCGCCGCCTCTTCGGCGTAGCGCAGCGAGGCGACCATCTCGCCGTCGCGGTAGACCTTCCAGATGAGCGGGCTCATCGGTTGGGCTCGTCGTCGGACTCGACAACCTGCCAGTCGCGGACAGCCGTCCAGCGCATGGCGAGATCGAGGGCGTAGACCTCGGCGTCGCTGCGGTCAGCGAAACGGAGGCCGTTGTAGTTGAAGTCGCGATCCCCAGGCGTGAGGACCCCCACCTTGAACGAAACGGACATCGGATCTCCTTCTCCCCTAGCCGGGGCGTCTGCCACCCACCGCCCGAGGCGAGTGGCAGATGTCTGGGCTAGAGCCGCTCGAATACGTCGACGACCGCCGCGCGGACCTCGTCGATGACCTCCTGGCGCAGGTCGGTGGCCCACTCGCGGGCAAGCTCTTCGCGGAAACTGCGGTCATCCCGCAACTCCTGCTTGACCTCGTCCATGAACTCCGAGTCCTCCTTGAGGTAGTCGGTCGCCTCCTGGCGCAGGTCGAGGTCGTCGCTGATGAGCGCCTGCTTGGCCTCCTCGCGCAGGTCGTCGTCCTGAGCCAGTTCCTCCTTGACTTCCTCACGGAGGTCGTCGTCCTCGCGAAGCTCCTCGCGGATCTCCTCCTTGAGTTCGTCCTCGTCGTTCTCCTGAATCTGCTCCTTGACTTCGTCGCGGAGTTCGTCGTCGGCGCGAAGCTCTTCCTTGACCTCTTCGCGCAGGTCGTCGTCCTGGAGGGCGAGCGAGTGCAGGTCGCGCTTGATGTCCGCGTCCTGCTTGAGCAGTTCCAGGGACTCGGCGCGGAAGTCCGGGTCGGCGAGCAACTCGGCCTTCAGGACCTCCTTACTGGCGGCGTCGGCCTGGGTCAGCTTGACGCTGGCGAAGGCCTCCGCCACGGCCTCGTGAATGGTCTGGCGGACGGACGCGGCGATGGCCTCGATGGCCTGGTGCACGGCGGCGCTGATGAATACGGCCACGATGGATCTCCTCTCCCCAAATGCGGGGCGTCTGCTGACCGCCGCCCGAGGCGATCAGCAGATGTCCAGCGTTAGAGGCTGTACGTGATGAGCAAGGCGCGGTTGACGGCCGCGTACAGGTGCTCGCCGCAGGCGCTGACCCAGGTGCGGTCAGGCATGGCCGGCAGGCGCACCTGCGCTGCCGCCGCCTGGCTGCACCCGAGGTAGAAGCACGGCGGGCGGTACTGGTAGACGCTGCTCCAGAGATCGATGCGGATCTCGGGCGTCTTGGTGAAGACGTGCTGGTTGATGTCGAGCACGGGACCTCCGCTACTGAGTGGCAACGGGAACGCTGGTCAGAGCCAGCAGGCGGCGGGTCGACGCGGCCAGGTAGCCGTGCGCCTGGGTCTGCCGTGCGCCCCAGCGCGCGGCCTGGTTGAAGGGCGCTAGCTCGCGGGCGATGCGGGCCGTCTCCTCGGCTCGGGTGAAGGCCAGGCTGGCGGTCAGCAGGAATTCGGCCTGCTGGCGCGCGTCGAGCGGGAAGCCCTGCTCGGGCAGCGCACTGAGCGAATCGATGTCGCTGAGGCCGCTACTGAGCAGGTCCTGATACTGCGCGGCCAGGTAGTCGGACACGCGGCGTGCTTGCATGGATCGGATCTCCTGTTCCCCTAGCTGGGGCGTCCAGGGCCCGCCCGAGGGCCCGGGATGTCTGAGCTAGAAGGCTGGCGCGTCGTCGGGGAAGATCTGGTTGTAGCGGTCGTGATTGACGATCTTGCCGTCAGCATCGAAGACCGCCTCGGCCGTCACCGCGTCGTGCTGGGCCGCTGCCTGGCCCAGCACGACGCTCATCGGCTGGGCTTTCGCGCCCCACGGCAAGCCCAGCTTGTCGGCGCAGGTCGGCCCGTAGCCGACCAGCAGGCTTTCGGGCGTGTCGAGGTCGCGCCCGCAGCGGAAGCAGTTGGAGCCCTCCTGGGCGTAGCTGAGCCCGAATACGAGCCAGTTGTCCTCACGGACGCCAGCTTCGAGCGTGCTGATCGCCGCCTGGGCCAGGGGCTTGTACGGCTCCGCCTTGCGGCTGAAGGTGACGTACCCCTGCGGGTCGACGAAGCCCAGGAAGCTCCACTCGCGCTCGCTGCCAGAGCCACCGGTGCGGAGGCTCATCGCTCGCGTGCCTTTCGGCTTGTCCTCGGCCCAGTCGGCCAGTTCGAAGCGATAGGCGCGGCTCTCGCCGCTCGGGAAGGTGATGCGGTACCGCCCGTCGGGCAGCTTGGCCAGCGGGCGCGGCTCCCGAGGTGCGGCCGTGGCCGCAGTGGTGGCGCGGCCCTTCTGGCTCTGGATGCGGCGCGCCTCGGCCATCAGGCAGTTGAGCACGCCCTTCGACTGGTTGTCGGACAGCAGCACCGCGCCGTGCTGGACGCGGTCGCGCAGGTCGACGAGGTACTCGAAGTCGCCCTCGTAGGTGGCCACGTAGGCCCGCGCGGCCTGGCGCAGGTCGATGGTCATGTCCTGGGCCTCGAACTTGCGGCCGAGTTTGGTGCCTGCTTGATAGGCCCGGTTGAAGAGGTCGCGGACCTCAGCGGGGAGCGATGGGTTCTGCATCAGGATCTCCTCAGATCGTGATCAGGCTGCACCAGGCAGCCAGGTTGCCCCCATGCTGCCACTGAGTGGCAGCGGGAGGGCAAGCTGGGCGTCTGCTACTTCTTGAGTTCCGCGAGTAGTTCGGTCATGCACTCGGCGCACAGGTCGGTGCTGCCGACGGTGGGCTCGCTGGTCGCGGCCCACGGGTGCCAGCGGTACGTGTGACCGCAGTCAAAGGTGAGGACCCCGGCGCACAGGACGGTGCCCAATTCGGCGTGACGGTAGCGGTCGCTGGGATCAGCGGTGAAGCGGGTGACGGTGCGCCGCGTGGCGGTGATGAAGTCGGTGGGGTTCACGCCTGGACCTCCTGAATGAAGCGATGGAAGCGGTCCGCGTCGAAGCGCGGGTTCTGCGCCTTGAGGGCGTCGCTGAGATCGCAAGCGATCATGGCGGTGGTGCTGCCGATGGGTGCCACGGCCTCGCTGTGGCGGTACTGCTTGAGCACGGTGGCGATCAGGATGAAGTCCTGCTTCGTCATGGGTGGATCTCCTCTGGGCTCAACGGGCCCTCTGGCATCGCGAGTGATCGCGGTGCCAGGTGAGACGTTGAACGTGAGGGTGCATGACTGGTGATCGTCCAGTCTCCAATCGCGGTGGTCTGACGAGGGAGCAACGGTGGGTGGTGGTGAGCGAGCCGCGTGAGTCTGAGGAATGCCCCATGAACGAGGGTTCTCGACTCTGCGCGTCTCGCGGCCCTGACGGCGGCACGGTGGTGGTGCCTGGCCCGTCCCTGTTGCCTGGGAGCCCAGGATCGAAGGTCGCGGGATGGATCCGAGAAAGGAGAAGCAGTCTGGCTAGGGCCCTCAATCGGGCTCCCATCGACACCTGTGGTTCGGTGGACGTTGCCAGGCGGGCGTAACTGGGGAAGGCTCCAGACGTACACGGGAGCCACCATCACGGTCGACCTACCCTGTACCGCTCAGCCGACCTGTCGGGTCGAACTGGCCTCCGATGACCCCGCTGACCTCGAAGGCCAGTGAAGGGTCCAGCGCGCTGCCTGCGGAATGATCCGTCCACGAGCCACCCTGGGGAGATTGATCGAGTCTCGATCTGATTCGCCGCGTTCGACGGCCGAGGCCGTGCTACTGAGGTCACCAGACGTTCGGGCTGACGCCCTATCGAGAACCCTGCTCCCCGAGTGGCAGATGAAAGAGGACTGCACTCGGAATGCGATCTTGGAACACCCGTGGCCGTGAGCCCTGCCTGTACCGGTACCCCTGGTGTAGGCCAGGGGTTACGGTCTGTCGACGGGGGTCGGACGCCTCGGCTGCTAGGGGCTCTCAGGCCCTCGACCGCTGGCCACCGCAGTGGCGCTCAGCAGGAGGACCGCCCAGGCCCAGCGGGCCGAGGTCGTTCGGGGTGTTCGGTTGTTCAGGTGCGGGCCGTCCGACGAGAGGAAGGGCGGCGACTTCGAGCAAGATGAGTTGTTCTCACTTTGAATGCAAGTATCAGACGTGTAAAGGCTGAGATTGTGAGGCTAGCAGGCAAAGAGCAAAAGTGTCACAGATTGATCTTGAAAGTGCCTGTAACGACGGTAACAGTGAGCAGGTCGGGGTAATTGGTCGCCCTGTATTGACCTTGTATTGATCTCTGCAACCTGGGGTGAGTTGGAGCCGAGATCGGAGGCCTGTCGGAGCGAGGCGTGACGTTGTATTGATCCTGACTTGAGGGTGTCGACCAGGGCGACAGGGTGAGGCTGGTGACCAGGCGGCGTCACCCGATGTGGGTGAGGGCCAGCTTGCTACCAGGCGGCGAGCGGCACGGAGAGCGAGCGGTGCGGGACAGGTGGCCGGTGCCCCTCGTGAAGGGCTGGCTACGAGTCCTTGCCTGACCGTCTCTGGCCCTGAGGTGGGGCGCTCACCCGTGCTCCGCGCGGTGAAAGGATCGCGCGAGGCCGCATCTCGGCCGATGGGTCCGAGAACGAGCGATTCTCGCCCCTCTGACCGCCAGGTACTGGGTGGTGCCCAGGGCCGAGGGGGGTCCGAACCTCCCCCGCCGCGCGCACGGCCGCGAATTCCTATACCCGATACTGCACCCAACACCAGTTTGACTGATGTCTGACGATATATCGCTACCGAAGTGCTGGACCTGCGGTCGATATTTCCTGGGGCGAGGCAACTGTCCGCGCTGTTACGCGAACATGCGCTACGCGGCGGCGATGAAGAAGGGCCTCAACCGTTGGAAGCGACGCCATCCGAAGAATGGTCCGTCGAAATCTCGGGCGACCTAGCTACGTAGCCCCGGCCGACAGAGGCACCTGCGCGTGCGGAAGTGTCTTATTTCTGGGCAGGCAAAATCAAATTTTGGGCATGTTCGTGACAGGTGTCGACATGGTCACCTGTCGCCATGCTGCTGAACAGGTGGTTCTTTGTGGCCCTCGGACTCTCGGCGTTGACCTGGGTGGTCATAGTGACGCTCGTTCGTTACGTGATCGAGCGGTTGCAGATGCGCTAGGGGGCCCATCCTGATTCCATGAGCCTCCTCATGGCGATCAAGCACGCCTATCGGCATCTGGTCCTCATCAAGCCCGGCTGGCCCAACGGCTTCTGCCCTGTTCACGTCGCCACCGGCTACCCCTGCTCCAACTGGTGCATCGCGAACCGCATCCAGTTCAAGCAGTCTGCCGCCCGCCTCGATCAGTACTGGGCCGCACGCATCGGTAGAACACATTCGCTACACTAGCGCCTGGAAGGCGGGTGTGACAGGTGCACCAGTTTGTGTGGTGGGCAGTGGTGGGGCTGCTGACGGTGGCCCTGGCGGGCGCGGTGTGGTGGCTCGACGAGTTCCTGGCCAGCAAGTGGCCGGACCTGTGACCGACACCGAGCGGATGGTCGAAGAGGCCTGGCAGCGCGGCCGCCACATGCGTGACACCGAAGTGGCCGAACTGCGCGCCGAGAACGAGCGGCTGACGAAAGCCGAAGGCGCGTTCCTGGCCGAGGTCGCTCGGCTGCGGGCGGCGCTAGAAGGGGTTCTCGCGGAAGCGGACCGCCAGACGGCGGCGTTTGACTACGCCCACGCGGTGTTGGACGGGCGTGCCTGACTATCCCGACGACCTGTACGGCGGCACGCCGCCGCACGAGGACCCCGACACCTCGAAAGAAGCCGCCGAGTTGATTCGCGGCTCGGCCGCATCCTTACGCGAGCAGGTCCTGCGCTACATCTCGCAGCGCGGCGACCGGGGGGCCACCGACGAGGAGGTCCAGATCGCGCTCCGCATGGCCGGCAACACCGAGCGGCCCCGCCGCCGCGAGCTAGAGGAGTTGGGCTGGGTGTGCCGCGCTGGCCGCACGCGCATGACCACCGCCCAGCGCCGCGCCGACGTGTGGATCCTGGCCCCCGACCCCGATGCCCCGCTGGTGCAGGCCCCTCTCTTCGGCCCATGACCCCGCGCGCCCACCCGTACACCGCCGCCAGCAGCGCCCACTGCCGCCAGTCGCGGCACTGGGCCTGTCGCGGGCGCTACGGCTTACGCGGCGGCAAGCGCGCGCCGTACCCGTGTCAGTGCCGCTGCCACCTCATGACTGCTGCTCCTGCTCCGTCCGCACGTCCGTCGTCGCCCATACGTCCGCCGCCGTGATGGTGATCGCCAGGAAGCTCAGGCCGAGCACAAACTGCGGCTCATCGCGGGCCAGCGCTATCGATGAGTGGTCGGGCCAGCTTGCGATGGCTGTTTGATGACCTACACCAAAGAAGTCACCTTGTGGTGCGAAGCCGACGACTGCCACGAATGGGTGCAACTCAACAACGACCAGTCGAAAGGTGGCTCGGTCAGCGCGGCGCGCATTGCAGCCCGTGTCTACGGCTGGACGTGGCTAGGCGGCAAGGATCACTGTCGCGCGCATAGCACGGTGACGCAGAAGGTCGTCCCAGAGCCACGCTTCGCCGGGCAGACGATATCTCTGACTGAACTCCGCAACAGAGTTTGATAGACCGTCAGGGCGCAGATCGGCCAGGCCACAATCGACGCGACGAAGACAAACGCGGCGGCGCGCCGCCGCCAGCGCGGGCTCATCTAGCGACGGTAGAAGCCGACGCCGCCGACACACGCCAGGATCAGCAGCACGATCAGGATCAGAAGTAAAGGATCCATACCCGTGCCAACGCACGACTCATACCGCCAGATCGCGCGCGAGGCCATCGAGTTGGCTGAAGAGGGCTGGGCCTACGCCAGCTATGATCAGCGCGACCTGTTTGCCGCCGATGCCCAACTCGACGACCTCAAAGATCGGCTCACGGCCACGCGTCGAGTTCGTCGCGGACTACGCAGACAGTTACCAGCCGCGCGGCGCGGCGCGCCAACTCTTCGCCAACAAGGATCGTGAGGTGCTCCTGGCCGGCCCCGCCGGGACGGGCAAGTCGCGGGCCTGTCTGGAGAAACTCCACCTCGCCGCCCTGCAACGGCCCATTCGCGCGGCCATCATTCGGAAAACCCGCGCCAGTTTGACCCAGTCGGCGCTGGTTACCTACCGCACCAAGGTCCTGCCGCAGCCCAGCGGAGTTGCTTTCCACGACACCGATCAGGAATTCCGCTATCCCAGCGGGGCGCGCGTCGTCATTCGCGGGTTGGACGACCCGGAGAAAGTTGGCTCGACCGAATTTGATCTCGTCTACGTACAGGAAGCAACTGAGTTGGACGAGAACGATTGGGGCATGTTGCTCAGAGGGCTGCGGAACAACGTGCTCTCGTACCAGCAGATCATGGCCGACTGTAATCCGGCGTTCCCGCAGCACTGGCTCAAGCAACGCTGCGATGTCGGGGAATGCACCCTCCTTGAATCGCGCCACGAGGACAACCCGCTCCTGTTCAGTGACGACGGCCAGGCCACGCCGTTCGGGACGACCTACCTGCAAACCCTGGACAGTCTCCACGGCTACCAGTATCAACGCCTGCGCCTCGGCCTGTGGGTCGCCGCCGAGGGCATGTTCTTCACCGAGTGGGATCCGGCCAAGCACGCTCTGGAGGCTTTCGACATCCCCAAGTCCTGGCCGCGCTGGGTCAGCGTCGACTGGGGCTACGCGGTCCCCTTCTGCGCCCTGTGGCACACCCGCGACCCCGTCACCCGCCAGGTCTACACCTATCGCGAGATCTACGCCGCCGAGATTCGCGAGGAGCAGCAGGCGCAGCGCATCCGCGAGCTATCGGCCGACGAGCGGGTGCTGCTGCACATCCTCGATCCGGCCATGTTCAACCCGCGCACGGAGTCGAAGCGGCCCAGCATCGCCCAGGTCTACTGGACCGCCGCCCGCCTCCGAAACCTGTACCCCGGCATGAACCAGCGCATCCAGGGCTGGAGCATCATGCGCCGCAACCTGGCCGTTGACCCGGCGCAACCCGAAACGCCCCCGCGCTGGCGCATCTTCCGCCGGCAATGCCCGAATCTCTTACGTGAGTTGCCCACCCTCGTCCACGACCCGCTCGATCCCGAGGATGTGGCGGACGTGGTGGGCGGCAAAAAAGTCGACGATCACGCCGCTGACGCGGCGAGATATGGCCTGGCCGCCGAGGCCCAGCCGCCCCTGCCCGCCAAGCTGAAAGCCCGCTGGGGCTAGCCTGCCACAGCGTGGCGTATCATGCCGCGCAGGATGGCGCTCCAGGCGTACTCGCCCTTCAGCGGAGCCACCGACCCCGAGTCGGATCAGGCGCAGTCGGAGACGTTGGACCTGGCCGACGACCTGCGGCGCAACTTCCGCAACCGCGACGAGTTGTACCGCGAGATCGACGCCATTATCTACAACGAGTACGACGTGGAGATCCCGGAGGCTTATCGCAAGACGGCCTTGCAGGTCCACACCCCGCTGCCGATGCAGATCTGCAACCAGGCGGCGGCGGCGCTCAGCGTCAATCCGGTGTCGGTGTTGTTTCGGCCACTTGGTTTCGGCGACATGCAGCAGCAGAACGCCAGTTTGCGCGAGCACTTCTTCGAGGCCAGTTGGCAACGCCAGCAGCAAGAGGCCGGGCGACGCTTGCTGCGGACGTTCATGTACTCGCTGGTTAGCAAGGGCGAGGGGATTCTCAAAACCCAGGAGCGCAAGAGCGCGGCGTGGGCCGGCTACTACGCCGAGGCCCGCAGCCTGGCCCATGAGTTGGCTGCCGAGGGCTACGACGACGACGCCTACGACCGCATTTACAACTCGAAAACGGAAGAGTTCAAGCTCAGCAAGCCGTACCCGATCAGCACCATCGATGTGCCGCCGCAGTCCTTCTACTACCAGAAGAACGAAAACGGCTTCACCGCCTGCATCGAGGTCAAGAGCCTGAGTTACTCGGAGGCCTTGCTCCGCTTCGGGGCCAAGCTCGACCGCGATGGCCACGTCTATGTCCCGCGCGACGGCTCCGAGATCGACCCGCGCGCCCTGGGCCTCGATCAGCCCGTCGAGGGCCTGCGCGGCTACAGCGGCGAGCAGCAGTTCATCACCTGTGTCGAGGCCTGGGACTACAAGTACCAGCGCATCGTGCTCATCGGGCCCGGCGACCAGACCTCGCGCAGCGGCAGCCTGGGGCGCGGCGTGCTGGTCAAGAACACCCGCCACCGCTATGGCGACCCGTACCTGAAGAGCCTGCGCGGCCCGTACTTCCATGCCCTGGGCGTGACCACCGACTCGCGGATGCCCGAGCACGCCGGGCTGTCGGTGCTGTTCGGCTACCTGCGCCTGTTCCCGCTGCTCGACAGCTTGCTGACGGTGCAGGCCAACGCCAGTTATATGACCGGCTTCCCGGCGTTCAAGCGGACCCTGCCGCCCGGCTCCATCCCGGGCATCCCCGACTCGCAGTTGCCGCTCGGCCGCGACGGCGACGAGAGCGGTGTCGGCGAGCCGATTGTGCCCGGCGAGATCTACCCCTTCGACATCGCCGCCATCGACATGCCGCGCGCCGGCTCGGATAGCGAGAAGCTGATCCAGAACGTGCAGGAGATGCTCAAGGCGGCGATGCCCGATGTC